TCTGACAGTATCCTTCTCTGGAGTACAGTTCGTCTTTCCAGCCTTCAGGGTCAGTTGTTCCTTCGCCCCATGCACTACCAATTACCTGACCTTCTGTACCTACTTCGATATCAGTTTCTGCAATAGCTTCTAGAGCTACGCAAGCGATATCTGTGTAAGTTGCGGCTGTGCCACCAGCATAAGTAGCACCTACGCCATCACCCGCTGTAACACTAGTAATTCTAAGAGCTTTTTGCCCTATCCTTACTACTTGTCCAACAAGTAAAAACTGTGGTGCGGCTGTTAACACTCCGCCACCGGCGGTCAAGTCATTACCATACTTGTCGTAATCACATATACAAGTATAGGTAACTGCTTCTCCTGAAGCCTTAGCGGCTCCATCTGTCTTAACACTAAAATTGCGACGTTGCCATTGATGACGCTGTTCAAGAAATTTGAAAACGGGGTCATCAGTAGACTCCTTCGCAACCTTAGAAAGATAGACAAAAAACGGAGACTGTTGCGGAGCAAGCTCCGAAACTCTCTCGCCAAAGTTATATACTCGGCGTGAGTCATTGATGCTAATCCCTTGCGGGGAAACACCAGTACTGTTACTAAAAGCATTAGCCATTAGTTAACTCCTTATTTGTCGAAATCCTACTCGAAAGGATTTCTATTCTTATAGTCTGTTACCATAGAATCAAATATTGAGTCGCTCCCACTGGTTTGAGCAGAGGTAGTACCCGATACCACTCCCATTGGAGATGGTACCTGTTGGGCTCTTTTTCTCTGTTCAAAGTTATCGCTAGATGCAGTTTGTGTTACTGGTGGGTTTGGTATACCTTCTTGGTTACCACCATTCTGCATCCGATATAATTGAAATAAGTTGTCAACAGTTATGTTCTTAGGGTCATCCATTACACTAACAAATTGCTGTATCTCCTCAGGAGACGCATCGTATTGCTTTTGTAAATGTTGTCCCATCTGAGACATATTTGCTTCGTACTTCTCTTTCGCAACTATATTGCGTTGGATTTCCTGTCTTTCATTGTTCAGCCTCTCTCGTTCCTCTTGCACTACTGCTTGAGTAAACTGTGAATGTAATCGGTTGTATTCATCCATGTCGTCACGCCAATTATCCACAGCATCCATATAGACTGCTGAATCTGATTGTGGGTCATCCATCACATCACCTCTGCTAAAGTTCCTCGGTTTAGAGGGTTTAGCTGGAGGGTCCGGGAAAACTTGCTCTTCTACTTGTTCTACGGGTTCTGGCTGAGGAGCTTCTTCTCTGGCACTCAATGCTTTTCTTAATTCAACATTTTCATTCCTAGATTTGTCTGCCTCACTTTGCCAGTATTGATACCGCTTGACATCGTTATCAATCGCAGGTTCTGCCGCAACTTCCTCAGGTGGTACTTCTACTGGAGAAGGCTCTAATTTAGTTTCGGATGGAGTTTCCTCCATCTGGTTTGCACGGAAAAATTCATCTACGAGGGTCGCTTTATCCTGAGTCGCATCAAATGCGGATTCAGGTGTCATTGCTTCCGGTTGGGGGTCAACTGGGGGAGTTTCGGTTACAGTTTCTGACTGTGCGAATGCTTCGTCCATTATACCCTCCTTTTCTTGTATGAGAGCTCCATTAGGACTTGGAGGTATCTCGTTGTTTACTTTGAGCTACGGCGGACCGTACTTCGCTCTTTACTTGTCCTAAGGCATCATCAAGACGTTTCTCGAATAATTTACTTGCACCCTTTGTTTGGGTAGAAGTTTTATCGAGGTCCGACTTAAACTTTTCAAGCTCAGCTCTTTGCTTAGCGTGGTAGATTTCTCTTTCACGAGTCTGCATATCGCCTTTAAGCTTTTTAATTTCTTCTTGGGCTCCTTGGAGTTGCCCTTGTAATTGTCCTACTAAATCTGTTCTTTCTAGCACACCTTCCATATCAAAGACCTCTGTCTTCTTTAAGACCTCTTTCTTGTCAATGATACCCTTTTCATAAGCATCCATATACATCTCAAGCTGTGCGAAACGGTTAGTGGGTAATGTAGAGCCAGTAACCACAATAACATCAAAAGCTCCTCTGGAAATATCATTTATAACCTCTATCTCCCCTGTCTTATCGTCATATAACTTCTGATTTATAGCAACCTCTGTCAAACTGTTGTTAGGTTGTAATAACCTAATGACTTTTTCAGCTTGGTACAGTTGTTGCATTAGAGGGATAGCAACCTTAGCTAATCTTACTAGCCCTGTTTCTATATCTTGTAATTTAGACTTTATCTTTCTCTGACCAAATTCATCAAGTGATACTGTAGCCTTGTATGTATGAGGAGCGGCTTCAGAGTTTCCTTGCATTAGCTCATATAAACCTAGAGCATGGTCAATATCTTGTTTAGCAACCTGCTCGTTCTGATATAATGTGTTAGGTAATGGCGTAGGTTGTACAGGTTGAGGCGTTCCAGCATCCATGTCTACTTCTATTGCAACTCCGGGCTGTGCCCATCTTTGTTCAAAATCCTGCATATCTACCGAACCAGACGGTATTAAAATCTTTGTATTCGTAGATGTGGTGGCGTGAGCTATAATCAAAGACCGTGTCTTATTAATATACTCTTGCATATCTTTAACCATCCTAACATCAGAAACCGGGTAGGGTGTTCTAGTGTGAATGTTCATAAACAACACGATAGGATAATGTTCCATAGGGAGTATGCGGGAATACAAGTATTTGTCTCCCATGATGACGCACATTTTAACCCTTTGTACTGGAACAGACACGGTCTCAATTAAGCCTTCTTTTACTAAGTCTGCAAATGTAACCTGTTCTATATTTGGAAACTGAGGTGGGTCTGCATCTTCCATCTCTGCTTTTTGAACAGCTTGGTCGTACTGTTGAGTTAATTGACCAATTATGCCTTCAGCTTTCTTTGGGTCAGTTATTGGCTGACCATTAATTTTTACAGCAGTCCTAGCTAAGTATTCCTCCATTTCCTCTTCCATGTATACTTCTTCACGCTTGTCAATGTTATTCTTTACATGGAATCTCTTTACCCAAACCTTATAGTAACGCTCATAACCTCTTATATATTCAGACGCTTCTCCAAAGTTAATATCTGTTTTTGTAGATGTGTCCTCTGGGAATGCTATTCCCTTATCATCTATCCTTGTTGTGGTTGGTCTGTCTGAATGTAAATCTGACTCAGCCGTTTTAATAGCATTCTCATATTGCGGATACATCCGCATAGCTTGATTTTTGGTGAATAAACGACTAACAATTATATTTTCTGCATCATCACCAAGTCTATCTCTGGCATTTGGGTCAATATAAATATCTAATGGGTCTATATCTTTTAAACAGACCTCACCACGACCAAAATCCTTGAGGGGGTCAATATATACCATCATAGCACCTAAACCCATAGTATAGTAGTCGTCTATAGTATTCCGAAGGGCTTGGGTCCCGTCGGAGATGTACCACATATATTCGAGTAACCCATTAAAGACTTGAGCAACCTTATTGTCGCTATCCTCTCTAGGAGATACTCTAAACTGTGGTTTGCCTGAAGTCAATAGAGCCTTAGCGGCTTCTACTGCTGGATGGATTCGGTTTACTACGAGTGGAGCTTGCCCCCTCTCAAGTAAAATTCTTTGTTGCTCTGCTGTCCACTGCCTCCCTAAACGAAATTCAGCGTCTTCTTGGGCACTTTGAGCCCAGAGCTCCCTTTTATTTGAATAAGTACGCCAAAGGTTCTGTGTCTTTTCGACAATATCTTCAGGTATACCTGTTTCGTTTTCTTCGTACGCCATCGGTTGAATTTACCTGCTACATGGTAAGCCAATCAAGTAATTTTTTTGGCTTATTGAGTATTTCACCATTAATGAACTCTTTTCGCCTACAAGGCTTAACTCCATCTATTGCATAATATATACCATCTAGAATATCGTCATGTTTTCCCCTTGGATAGGACAAAAACTCTGATTGTGCATGAATATCTTGGGGTCTAAAGAAAAACTCTCCTCTAGCGAGGGGGGCTACCAAGGACAACAATCGTTCGGATTTTCTTTGTCTTGGTTTTATGCCCTTTTCCAGTCCCGGTATATACAGGGATTGTTCGAGCATCTGCTTTCTTACGTTACTCCTTAGTGCCTCTTGATAGCCCGTTGTCTCAATCTTCATTTTTCTTGGATGATATTTCTTAAAAACTTTGATAATTGTTTCAGGCTGTATTGCAGGGTCAAGTTTATCCCTGAGAATATCAACAATATAGATATTCCCATCACTGTCAACACCAAGAGTAGCAATAACAAAGAAGTCGCTACGAGCGGATAGACTACTAGCAGGGTCAATGCCACAGTAGATGTCAACAGGCTTACGCTCCGTTTCCCCATCGACCGTCCTAACGAGGAGATTTTGTCCGTCTTCGTACTTATAGTCGTAATGATGTAATCTGATATACTCTGGCTTAAACGGTGCATTGTCTGGCGATTGAGCTTCATTCATGTACTCCTGATAAAATCCATTAAGATTCCCGACTGATTCAAATTCAGCCTTAATCTGTAGTATTCTCTCCTTGGGAAATCGTTCTTTCCATATACTACGACCTTTATCGTCGTATATAGCATACCATAGAACATACCAAGCTGAAGAATCTTTAGCCCAATATAAGAAACAATCCTCTGATATAACAGTACCAATCATTACAACTCTTCCATCGTCTGAAAGAGACGGTATAACTGC